GCCCGGGATGCCGGGTTTAAGCCATTGGTTCGAGCTAAGAGGTAGGGAACCCCCTAGGTGGCTATTTAGACCACCGCCCGGCAAATGTTGCCGGGATCCAACGGAGATTTATTGCAACTTCTCCGTGAAGTGCAGATCGCTCTAGGTGGAAGCGGTCCCGTTGAGCCAGAAGGTCAGTTAGACCTTCAAGCTTCATGAGACTCTTCTGCAGAGCGGCGTACCCAACCAGTCGATCAGTGCGATAGACTGGTGCCGTGACCCAACACCTTATTTCTAGGCGTTGTAACTTACGGTTAAACCTCTTTCGAGGAACCGTAGGCCACGGGTGGTAACGACCCAACGCAGGACTAGTTTCAGAGACCCAAGGCAAAGCGCCAAGGATCTTCTCAACCCTGTTAAAAAAGAGTTGTGAGACGCGGTACCAGCCACGACTTGCGAAGTGGTTGGCCGTTGCGACCCAAGAAACTAGAGAACCCGGTTGCTGCCTGTTCTCAGGTGGTAACCTATTAACGTAGAGCGGAGTTACTTGCTCTCCGTTATAGGCATCCACACCGCAAGACTCCCTAAACCTTCCGGTAAAGAAAGTCTTGCTGGTATTAACCTTGCAGTTGTATTTTCGCAGGGAATCGAGAACAGTCAACGCTGCGTCACTGGGGACAAGAATATCGTCACCATAGACGTAGACGTCACGCGAACATTTATCAACATTCGCATGACTTACAGGAAGGTTGTGGTATCTCAACAGGGCGACCACACATATAGTGTAGAAATACATCGCCTCAATTGGGAAACACAGAGCGCTGCCCATGGATGCAAATTTGCGTAGACGGACAATACGCCCGTCGGGCATCTTCGCACGCGTCGAACGACATGCTTCAATGGCATCGAGCAAATCTCGATTGCCACGAAACATCTGAAGCGCATAACCGATAGGTACACGGTCACTCGCATCTGAGAGATCGATCGTTGCTAATCGACCGTCGAACGACGAACTCAAAGCCAACCTCTGGTTCACACTCTGGTCACTGAAATTGATGTG